CTCCTAATTCTTTTTTTATTTCTCCTAAATAATATTGTTCTATCAAGTCATGTAATAAATTACCAAATAGCCCATAAGCAGAAGTATCTCTGTCTGGCTTTATTCTCTTTATATATTTAAGGAGATACTCAAATGTATCTCTCTTCCATGTGTTATACCTAGACCAAGAGTATAACTCACTGACATTTAGATCTTGTTTTATCTTTTCTAATTCTTCTCTCGATTTTCTAGCCACTTTAGATATTCCCTCCTTTCTTTCTCATCATATTTTATCTTATATTTAAAAAGATAATTATAAACTTTATTGTCACAATCTGCCGGAGCTTCTTTCTTTGGTATTAGATCATACTTGTCATATATATAATAAACGTTTCTAATTCCGTAAAACATATCGCATAATGATCTAATATGATTAATGTCAATACCTTTATCTATTGAGATAACGATGTCCACATTTAACCCTATTAGAATTGACTTCTGCTCAGGAGTGATATCTGTACACATTATAGCTACTCCTGTTTTGTCTAATCTACTGTGTCTTTTTAACACTGATTTCTCAGACTCATGTGCTGTTACATATCCAGCTTGTTGTATATATTTGTAGTTTTCTTGAAGACCATATAGATTCATACCTTTTGGGTATTTTATTATAGGGAAGTACTTAGGTATATCTAACAACTCATAGTCTTGAATTACAGTCCTTCCTATTATACCAATGTAGCTTTCTTTTTCACCACTCCACAATCTATGAGGTATTATTATTCTTCTCCTTTTGAAATCATAACCTATTCCAAATTCCCTTGCAGTAAAAGAAAGTATGCCTTCTTTTAGCCATGATTCATGTAAGTTTGGAACAAACATGTCTAATGTCTCTTCCCCATAAATTTCTATTTCATCATAATCGAATTTCTTTCTTCCTTTGAATTTGTTAAAAACGCTTGCTGGAGTAGTTACTTTATCTTTGCTGTTGCTATGACCTTTCCACTCATACTTTAATCCAAGATTTTTATGAATATATTTCATAGCCCCAACAAAGTTTGTACTTGTAACTTCCATTACCAATGAAAGGAAATCTCCAGTCAAGCTTTGTTGAGTATACCCTTTTGTGGATATATGTTCATTAAATTTTATTATTGTGGAACTAGTATGGTCTCCGAGAGGTCTCCCACAAGATATATAGTCTTTGTGTGTTTTTATATGATGAAATCCTAAGTCTTCTAAAATTTCTATTATTCTGGATTCATCTTCTAATAGATATTGTTTTAATGAAGATACGTCTATATTAAACACCTCTCTTTCTACTTATATACCATATTTTACCAATCTACAGGACAATAGCAAAACCCTACCTCTTTAATAGTATTTTTTCCTAAGTCATGTTCTATTACAATTTGTTTGTCTTGACTAGCACCATTTCTGTTTTTAGTTATGAATATTATTTGATAGTGTCTTTCTTTGTGTATCTTTGTTTGTATCTTAGACTTGCCACTTGATTCACCCATATGATAAACCTTTAATTCATTGACTCCACCTTCATACTCGTCCTCAAACATAGCCCTAGCCATTATAGATACTGCTACTGGGTCTACTACATTCTTAAACATACCTATGTCATCGTTTGTAAGATATCTCTTCTTGGTGGAAGCCTTAGTCAGTTGTAATATAATTGATATATGAACATTCTTGCTCTCTTCTTTTACTGTATCGAATATCTCAACCATTTTCATAGGCATAACTTCATGGGGCTTTCTATTTCCAATGTCTGAATCTGCTTTAAAAGTATCAAGCACAAACTTGGTTATTCCAAGAGAGCAATATTTCTTTACAATCTTAACTGCCTTTGCTGTTGTATAGTTTGTTAATGGAACAATTGTGATAATTCTTTTGTTCACTTTATCTTTTATCCATTTTGCACACTTTCTAAGTAGCTCTTTGTCTTCATCTGAATAATTACCGTCTCTTACAGTATACTTTTGCAATTCTTCTTTGTATACATTGTTAGCAACCCATACAAGCATCTCTGACTGGAATTTTTTTAAATTCTCCTCATTAAGCATAAATAAGACTTTTTCCTCAAACTTGATGCATGATGGTATTAATGTATTTCTTAGTAATGTCGATTTACCAACGCCACTCACACCAGATACCAACAGAATCTCTCCATCTCTGAATCCACCTATTTCCTTTGTAAGCATAGGTAGGTTGTCAAGAGGGAGTCCGACTTCTATCCCTTGATCTAATTTATCTATTAATTCGTCTAGTCCGTCTGTGATAGAATATGTCTTAACTTTTTCATCTACATTTATGAATACATCATTCAATATAGCTTCATGTTCTTCATATATTTCACTAGCAGACATATCAACAAACTCACTAATCCTATGTGCAACTGGGAATCTCTTCTTGAGCATCTTTATTACCGCTTGCCATTTCCTAAGCTCTTCTACATATCCATCCATATTCTCTTCTTTTAAATGTGCATAAGTAGAAGAAATTCCATCATAACCGCCATACTCAGAGTATTTTTTCTCAAGCTTTTTATGTTTCTCTAGGTAGAAATTTACAGTTATTTCATCTAAGACCTTGTTCTCTTTTATTATGATATCTTTTGCTATTTCAAAATAAACCTTCCACATATTTTCATCAAAATCATCTAGCTCAAGCTTCTCATTTGAGAAGAATAACTCTGGTGTCTTCCACAATAATGAGACAATATTTGCTTCACATAATTTCTTAAATTCTTTCACTTGCTTGAAGGCTTTTGCTAGTTCTATATCATATGCAGATGGCTTCTTAGTTGCATTTTCTTTTGCCATATATTAAAGTCTCCTCTCCTACTACCATAAATCATCTAGCTTATCATTGTTACTATCTCTGCTCTTTGGCTTGTATGTAGCAGATTTATGTTCGTAATGAGATATATCTGACTCTTCTACTTTTTCTTCTGATTTTTCTGCTTTTCTCAACCTGAGTACAACATCATTTATTTTAGACTCAATAATTTTCATCACACCGTTTACTTTATGTTGCTCATTTTTAAACTTTGATTTATTATTATACATGTAAGAGTTTATACTTGCCTTACTCATTTTCATAGTTATAAGTATTGTAGAGAATGGGTATTGTCCGAATGATTCTTGCTTCTTATTCGCCATAAATTTACCCTCTGATAAACCTATAAGTCTTAATACAATGTATTTTGGCAACTTCATTGTCTCGTCATATCCCAGTATGTCTTTTTTCATATATTCATAAACTTCACACCAGTCTTCATATTCTTTTGTTCCTTTTTTAACCATAAAGACCCCTTTCTAAAAATTGTAGGAGAGAGTTAGCCCTCCTATTTTGATTCATTTATTTAGCCAATTGTAGCTAGTAGTTTTTCTGCTACTTCTAATTTCTCGCTAAGCTTGAGATCTGATTCTTGTATAGTTGTGTATGTTACACCCAACTCTTTTTGAAGCAATAATAACTCTTTTAAGTTGATTGGCTTTGTTTTGTGAAACTTTTTATAGTATCTGTCAATGTCTGAGATCATAGATTCGAGTTTCTCTGTGTCTTTTTCAACTTGCTTCTTCTTTAACTCTTTAGCAACTCTCTCTTCCTCTTGCTGTGCTTGTTCTTTCTCAACCTCATCTACTGGCTTAGAGCTACCATCCTTAGATGCTTCAGCTAGTATAGCATTGTTTACAGCCTTTATATAAGAATCTGCATTAAGAGGTATTTGTGAAACAATATCGCAGAATCTAGATTTAGAATCTACGGAATAGTTATCATCTCTGAATGTAATAATTCTTCTAGCTTCAGTAATTTTACCTTTTACCTCTTTTTCTTTTGTGACGATATTTTTCTTCCCAGTTTCAACTTTCACAATACTTCTGTCAATAGAAGCGACTCCTAAGAAATGTAATTTTGTTTTAATAGCATTGAAGTATCTATCTTTCATATTATTTGTCAAAATATCATATTCTTCTCCTGAAAGCACGTCTGTTTTTGTTTTTTTCTTTGTGTGTCCAATTACGAAGAATGAGACTCCAACTTTCTTCAGCTCCCACAACCTTTCAAATAACATTTCTATTAATTTGTCGTCAGCCTTTTGGAATC